ATGAAACGAGCATTAACAGATGCCAAAGTAAAAAACCTAAAGCCGAAAGACAAAGCTTATAAAGTAACTGATGGGGGTGGTCTTTATGTTTATGTCACAAAGGCAGGCAGTAAATCTTTTCGCTTTGATACAAGCTTAAAAGGAAAGCGCTTTACATTAACTTTTGGCACTTATCCCGAGATATCTCTAGCTTATGCCAGAGAAAAACATGACAATGCACGAGCCTTAATTGCCAAAAAAATCGACCCAAGAGAAGCAGAACAACAAAGAGATTTAAAAATTAAGCCCTTCAGCTTTTACGCATTAGAAATGCTTAACACCCAGGAATTACGCCCTACTACTGCAAAAAAGAAATTGGCAAAAATGGAACGCCATTTATTCACCCACTTAGATCAAAAACCTGTCACAGAAATAACAGCCGTCGATTTATTGAACCTACTCAAACCTATTGCAGATGCCAATAAGCGAGAAACAGCTAAAGACCTTGCAACCTATTGCCGACAAACCTTTAATTATTTACTTAGTTTACAGTTAATAAGTAACAACCCAGCTGCCACCATTGCCGATCTATTACCAAAACCGAAAAAGTCTCAAAACTTTGCCCATATTACAGACCCGAAAGATTTTGCCAACTTTCTCAAAGGCCTTGATATGTATAGCGGCGACTATTCCGTAAAAAAGGCTTTACAGTTTGCCTCATTATCAATGCTAAGACCGTACAACATTCGTTTTTTGCGTTGGGAGTATATCGACTTTAAAGAGAAGCTAATCACCATTCCAGCCGATGAAATGAAAATGGACAGACCACATAAAGTACCACTATCTGAACAGGCATTAACCATTCTTAAAGACATGAAGCAACTTACTTCAAACAATGAGTTCGTTTTTCTCTCAGCTTGCGGCCAAAGAACGGGCAAACCAATGAGCGAAAACACACTAAATCAGGCCGTTATTCGCATAACAAACCCAAATACAGGAAAACCTATTGGCAGAGGCATTATGACATCACACGGCTTTAGACACACAACCAGCACATTTTTAAACGAAATGGGGTTTAGTGCGGACGCCATCGAATTACAGCTAGCACACGCCTCTCAGGATCGAATCAGGGCAACCTATAACAAAGCTGAGCTTATGCCAGAACGAATGAAAATGATGCAAGCATGGGCAGATTATCTGGGCGCACTAAAAAGCGAGTCTAATATTATTCCGCTTAAACACAGTGTTTAATCACAATGAAAGAAAATCTACAAAAAAATCTTATTGAACGATTGGAATCATCTTTGATAACCATGCTTGAAAGTCATTATGGTGACTCTAGAAAATGGGAAACAAACCATTTTAAGCATTATCGACAATACATTACTTGCATGGTTACACAAGTAAAGGAAATGACTGATGAAGATTTTCTAGGCAATCCTGAACACCACCGTCTGAGACTGGGAATCGAAATAACGGAATCTCTAGCCCTAGCAATAGATGATTCCGACATTCATCCTAATGCAAAAAAAATGCTATTTGAGATACTTCACGAAAGAGCAATAAACTTTGAGGAAGAACTGATAAAAAAACGCTTTCACAAAGGCAGAGGCAAGCCGCAACAAACCTATATCCAAAACTTTATCTGCTACCTACATGAACACTTAGGAAGCTATGAAAAGGCAGTTGCATATACTTTAGACACCCCATACATCTATAAAGACCAAAAGAGACCAGATTTTGAAACCCTCCTACGGGAGAATAGAAAATACAGGAATACGCACAATTAACAAGGGGCTTAAAAAAGATTTTTACCCCCCTAACATTTCAATATCTCAATCCATAAAATCGACTCCGTAGCACAGATAAAACTATATTTGATTTATAAAATTTCTATGGAGTCATATCATGCAAAAATTATTAAGACTTAAACAGGTCATGGCTGAAACAGGCCTTAGCCGTTCATACGTTTACGCTCTTTCCAAGGATGGAAAATTCCCTAAACCCGTCAAACTTTCAGAAAAATCAGTCGCCTGGATTGAAAGTGAAATCAAAGAGTGGATAGATCAGAAAATAATTGACCGAAACCAAGGCTTGGCTTAAAAAATAGCCACATAAGCATCACAAATTAGTGAACATTGAATTGATGGACAACTGGAACAATCCAGAAGCATTTTCTGATATAGAGACCAGAAATAGCACCCCTCGTCCTCAAATTCTTAATGAGATCATATCAGGCATCTACATCCCTTTTGATTGGTACAAAACCAATTATGAGGGAAAGCCTGCTCTAGTCCTCAAACTTTATGGAAAAACATCTAATGAAGAAGTCGAATTATTTTTTAATAACTTTACGCTTTCCAAAAACAAAAAGAATTACAAAACAGAACGCACAAAATCAAAATTTGCTTGCACCTATCGTCTCTGCTTTGGAATGGTAAATAATGACCGGTTCTCGAAGTCTGAACAGTTAATTCAACATTTCGTAGATATTCAGCCAGAACTTAACTGCAAGGCTAAAATACAATTCAGAGCAAAGAATCATGACAGCTTTTATTGTGTCAAAGAGTTTAACCCATGCTCACCAGTTTATGATGATGCTTACTCAAAAAGAGGTGTACTTATAAACAGAAAACGAGGTGCATATAACTCACAACCTGGAAAGAAACTGGAAAACATCAGGAAAGAAGCTGGAAAACATCAGGAAAGAAGCTGGAAAGAGAAACAGACCTCAAACCCGCATAAAAACTTGGTTAGTAACAACATTTCATCTACTAATTACTTGCTAATAGCTAATGAGGTACTAGCTAATAACGCTTCCTTATCTAATAAAGAATATATGGTTAGAAATGAAAGTGGCGGCTTTGACTTCATCCAAATGCCAAATGAAACAATGGATGAATTGTTTGACCGTGTTTTAGATACAACTTGGTAGAAGTTGAAAGTAATGTGTAACACTAATCTACTAGACAAGGTTTTACTGCTAAACTAAAACCAATAAGTTAAAGTAATAACAAGTATATTTTCCATTGGCTAAAACATGAAAAAAATCATTTTGATATTGTTAGGCTTTTCTATCTCTTACTCCTCAAATCTTTTTGCATCCGAGAATGTTCACATTTGTGCTAAATACCACACTCAAGACGGCTGGTCACACGGCTATAGTGTTAACGCAACATTCATAGATGGTTCTGAATTAAATCTCAAAACAAGCTCTTTCAAGTACAACTCTTTATACAAGTACATAGTAATTTTTTGGAAACCTAATGAGGCTAGTGTTATAAAAATGGATTTCCCGTTTCTCACGCCAGTTGGCGTTAATGGTTATGATCAAAATGGAAGGCAATGGGAAGTATCTAATTCGAACTTATGTTATTAATTCTTGCTCTAGCTTCTTGCGAAAAAAAGAGGACAAACCACAATAAGCACAAGCAATGTTGCGACACTAATTAAAAGAAAAATAAGAAGAGAAGGTTGCACACAATATGAACCCACTATCTGTTTTTAAGGACGAAGCAATATCATGTGGCTAAAAAAAGTTTTTAAAATAATCTTGTTTATTGCCTTATTCACTATGACTTTTATTGCTTTCATAATTGGATATAACAAGTATCAAGAGAGTAAACGTGAAGCCGCTGAATTAGAATTTCACGCAAAAGCTCCTTGGAAGTGGCATAAAAAATTGGATGGGGTGCAGATTCAGACGAAGAACGGGAAGAGCACTTTGCGGAAAGTCTACCTGAACCAAAAGTTAGTAGTTTTTGCAACTTTGGATGACAACTACAAATTAATTGCGACAGCTGTTTTTGAGCAGAAATGTCGACCGAATTCCCTTATTGTTACTACGCAAAAATTTTCATCAGGGGAGCAAAAAATTCTCAGGTGCTTGAGCAGTGGTGCAGGCTTGTTTTATTCAACAACATTTGCAAACACATCACAAAATTATGACATCACTTGGGATGAGGATTTAGATGGATTTAAAGTTCATACGGACTTTTCTTTTTGGAACTTCGACAAACTAAGACAAGAAGTCACCATGAACAAACAGTTTGACATAATAAAGAATAAATGAGTGGTTATAAAAAATAGCATCAACTAATACACTTAAGATAGCCAACACAAAGGCTCGAACTCCCTAAAAAGCTAATCTTTATTCCCACCCACAACAACTTTAAAAGTTTCTTGCGACCATAAAAAGAGTTTTCAGAACAACATACGCAAGCATTTTGCGACACGATAAAAAGAACAATTCCCAATAAATGAACAAAGAAAAATAAGACATCCTCAAAAGGTTGGAAAAGCAAAAATTTAGACTAAAAAATTCTTAAACTTTATATTACCTAAAAATCGTCCAACAGAATAAATGGGAGCTCGTGGATAATGATACAAGAAACACAGCAATTGATTGATGCCATTACTAGTCTGAAGCCAGAAAGCAGTTTCACTAAAGACTATTTTTTTCCAATAGCTAGTGCTTTTTTCTCATCTATGCTGGGCGCGGGTATTGCGTATGGCACTCTAAAACATCAAGAATACCTTCAAATAGAAAAAGACAAGCTAAATATTGCAAACAAGTGGATGCTTAATATTTCTGATGCCCTCTCCGCTTTAATAGCCATCAAGGCTAACTACATAGGAAAACTGAAGGACGACCCTATTCAAAGGATAGCTTGCATTAAACAAGCTATAAATATATATAAATATTTCGAAAATGATATACATGAACTATCTTTCATAATTCCCTCTTCAATTGAGGAACAGGAACAGCAAAACAATAAATGGTCTCGCATTGCTAAAATACAATCAATGACAGCCAACTACAATCTAGCTCTCGAAGTTTGGAAAAAAAGAGATGAGTTATACGAAGAGTTTGGAAATCTATTGATGGCAAAGCACGATAACAATGCATTTGCTGAAATCACCCTAAAAAGCGCCATCGAAGATACAAACCAAACCATTGTAGCCAAGCTAATTGAGGTAAATGAAAGTGCTATAACTATGACCGACGAGCTTATAATTCAGTTTCTTGATTTTTCAAAGAACTTTCCAGCGTATGCGGAAACAAAAATCGATACAAAGAAACTTAAACGCTATGGACGAATCATCCGACACCAAGACCAAGATATCTATACAATTGCAGAATCGCTCAAAGAAAGATCACCTAAAGTTAATCTTACTGAAATGAATGAATTATTGAAAAAAACTCAAAACTAGCAATATTAAATCATCAGCCCTTAAAACAAAATACGGTATTTTTTACGGTATCAAAAAAAATAAAAACAAAAAAAGTCTTTAAATAACAACCTGATAAATAATGTAAATGGCGCGCCCGAAGGGAGTCGAACCCCTAACCGCTCGGTTCGTAGCCGATAAAACAATACTTTAAAATCAATTACTTACAATTACTTTTCCCACAAGTTTGGCCTGTTTACCCCCTTTTTATATGCGGTTTCAAGCAATTCTTGTGGGAAATTTTTTGCACTAAAAACCATGGCTTAAAAGCCCACCAGTATCGACCATCAAATCTGTCTTTCTATCAGTCTCAACTCGAGCAATTTTCACCGGCTTATCAGAGTCAATTTTCAAGTGTACTGTGGACTGTGATTTTGTTGCTGTATCATTCTGGCCATTAATTGATACATTGTTATTTGCAAGCGTTGTGCCTGAACCTGGATTAAGCGGTTGTACTTTTGCCAGAGGTTTGGCATTTTCTGATGATGGTCCATTTAGTGCCAACTGGATCCCATGCTTTTTATAGCCGGCCATTTTCTTATCAAGGTCTGATAGGAATTTATTTGTGCCAGAGATACCTCCGGCAATACTATCCGGCAGCATTGATTTAGGAATTTTAGACAGTAATCCAAACAACCATTTAACTGGCTTGATAACGCTTGAGATGATAACGCTTCCAATAGTTAAAAAACCACCAACTAATCGTCCTGTAAACCCGATCATACCTTTTCCAATATTAGTCAAAACTGACCAAACACCATTGATGATGTTTCGGAATTTTTCTGACTTGTGATAGGCATAAATCAAACCGGTAACCAATGTCGCAATAGCCGCAACAACTAAACCGATCGGATTAGATGCCATGGCAGCATTCAGAGCAATCATTCCTATTTTCAGCATGGTTATTCCAAGGATAACTTCAGGTAAGTGGTTGTTAAGGAATACAAAGGCTCCACCAACTGATGTCAATACGGTAAAAATCTGCATGAGTACGATTTTCACTCTCTCAATGGTATTTTGTCTCCAGTCTGCATTTTTGAACTGTGTCAAAAACTGATTAAGCAGTGTTGTCACTTGTCTAAGTACCGGTGCGACTGCAGCATACTTGATTGACTTCCATACCTCTGCAATTTTTTGCATGGCATCGTCATAGGCCTCTGCTGATTTAGCGTCTTTTGTTGTAACTCCTCCACCAAGTGCGTTGTATTCTTTTCTAGCGTCTGAAAGGCCTTTAGTGCCCTCTTTAAGCATGATAAGCATTCGGCGTCCATCCTGACCGAATGCAGCATCAGCAAAAGCCATTTTCTGTTGGTTAGTTTTAAGCTTAGAGAACGTTTCAAGAATCTTTTGATAGGCTTCATCTGTTGTTTTAGCCATTTTCAACTGTTGATACAGTGGGCTTTTGCCTTGCTTCAAGAATGATCCAAGCGCACCGGCGCCAGTTGTCTGTAAAACACCTAATCGTTTAGTGAAACGAATGAATGATTTATCAAGTGTTTCATTTGCAATACCGGCATGCTCTGCCTGAGATCGATATACTTGCAGTTCTTCAACCGGCATATTCAGGTTTTGTGCCGTCTTTGATAGTTTATCCATCTCTTGTGCTGTGCTATTAACACCAAAAGCCCAACCACCAAAGATTCCGCCGAACACTAGAGCCTGATTTTTTAGGTTACCAAATGAGAATGGCTTAGATATTTTATCTCTAGCCTTTTGAATTAGGTTATACCGTCCTTTCAGGCGATTTAACACTGAGATTGACTTATTGTTTTCTCTGTTTAGACGTGATTCTTCAGCAGTTAAGTTTTTGGTATTTACACCTGCTTTTTTTAGGGCCTGCCCTGTTTTTTTCAACACCTGCAGATAACCAGTTCCATTATCTTGCAGATCGCGTAATTTTGCTTGCTGCTTGTTGTATTGTGCTGTCAGTGCTGCACTAGGTACCTTTGAACTCTTAATTCTATTTTCAAGTTGTGCCATCTTTTCTTGAGCCGCATTAATGGCATCTTTGTTTGCCATATACTGCTGTTGCACTTTTTTCAAAGACTGAATATTTGAAATAGCGTCAGCATTGCTTTTCATTGCTTTTTGAACAGCTCGAATTTTTGTTGTAAACTGACCATATTCACCGGACATTTGTTTAACTGGACCAGATACCTGGTCAATAATGCCCATTACGACAGAAAGGTTCAATTTAGCCATGGCTTATTCCTTATTCAGATCGTTAAAATCTTTAATTCTTGGCGTTATCATCTTCGTTGCTATGATATTTTTTGCCGTATTTCCAAAATTGCTAGTTATCCCTGGCGTAATTCTATTTTTTTGGGGTACTAAAAAAATCGCTGACTATTTCAATGGCGTAAATACAAAAAAGGCGGATTAATCTTCATCCGCCTCTTCATCCGCTTCATTGCTTCTTGATGGACTATTACGATCTGCCGCTTTATCTCTCCACATAGCTAATTCATCAAGTTTGAACCTATCCAAGCAAAATGGATCCCAGTGAAAAACCGTGGCGATGTCTGCGTAATAATCCTCTACTGTGTCATGACAAAGAACTAAACCGTTACGAAAAAACCCACAACAGTAATACACACCTTCAAAAGATCTGATACCTTGAGTTTATGCATATCTGTTTTAGTTAAGTTTGAAATACGCGGTACCAGTTCAAACATAGTGTCCATGTCCTGTGCCATTACCATAGAAAGCTGAAGGCCGCGCAAACTACCAGAATCTGGTTCTTTGATTTCAACCGTTTTAAGTGCGGATTTTTCATCCCCTTTTACTTGCTCGATCGGAAAATCAAGTTCAACTGTTTCTGTTTTCTTTTCCATCAACTTAACCCTTTGCTTTCGCTTTTTTAAGGTCAGTTTTAACGCCGGCCTTATCGTTGTACTTCAATGCCTTCTCTAAGCTGTCAATGGCAACCTTGTTGTCATCACGTGCTAATGCCAATCTTCCATGGCAGACGTAAAGTTTTGACTTAACAGCATCGTTTGTGATGACTTTCCCAGATTCAAGCATGGCGATCGCACCATTCAGATATGATTCATCAAAATCTGCACCTGACTTCATGCCTGCTGCAGTAAAGTCTTGAACGCTATCAAGATATAACGTAGCAAAGTCTCTGCTGAATGGTTCTTCAGTTGTCAGGCCTTTTTCAACACCTACCAACATATCAGCTTGAACAGGTTCAAAGCCTTCAACATCAAGGCGCCACATGATCCACCAGAATACGAGTTTTTGACCTGCAAAGCTGCCATAGTCTTTCATGATTTCCATGACAGGCTGACGGTACTTCTCGATTAACTGCTTTTTCAGTTCATCTCGGTCTTTGTGATCAGGAATTGCTCGTAATGCTGTCAAATCTGCATCTAAATCAGTCGATGACTTAGCAAGATCAGCCTGTGTTAATACTGGTTTTTCAACAGTACCTGTTTCAAGTGATTCTGGCTGTTTTTGTTCAGCTTCTTGTTGAAGCTGTCTCATTTTGCGTTTGTGTGCTAATGCAATGCTCATACTACCTCCAGATTATTGTCTAACCAGTTTTTTGCCCATAAAGATGACTTCCAAGTCACCTTCATTGGTATCAACTTCAAGATCATTTGATACCCATGCGCCAGTTAGTACGAAACTTTGACCGTTATTTGTATGTAAAACGACGGTTTCATTTGAGAACTCCCCTAGAGCATCCTTGTCTACAGCATCAGAATCTGCCAAAGTGCAGGTAATGGTAGGAACATTCTCATTTTTTTCAGTGTGGCCAAGAACACCACCATTACCGAATACTGCACCTCGTGTTTTTTTTCCAAACTTGTATTTGGCACCAGGCTTTACCGGTAAACGACCAAGGCTACCGGCATCAATAAGTGCTTCACTTGTGATAATTCCCATAGGTTTACCCCTTATCCTTCATTAATTTTTACGAAAACGAATCTTGCCGGCGTAGATCATGAAGCCATTCACAAAGATCGGCTCATCTACCAGGTTAATTCGATTCGGGTTATTAGGATCGATTTCGACATACATGGTGTCTTTGTAGTTGTCGGAATCCTGAACGATAGCGGCATATTCCATTTCAAGATAAAGCGCAATCAATGTTCCTCTAATAATTGATGGTGTTACAACCGCTTGACCTGGTGCAAAATCAGTACCATCTTTTGCCAGTTTATGGCGAGGGTACTTGCTTAAAATTTCACTGCGTTGACGTGCACGGACATACATTGCAGTGAAAACCGTCTCAATATCCAAGTAACTATCATCGGCAACACCTGCAGCATTTTCCTGATACATAGTGATGGCACGTTCGATAAAAATTTCTTTTGCATTATTGGTTCGGTATGTAGACATGCCTGAATACAAAAGCAAGTTGCGTTCGCTGTAGATCCACTCTGTCGAAGCACTTGAGTAAAGCCCCATCAATTGCAGGGTTTGAACTGGCCTTGCAGGGTCAATTGAAACACTTTTGCTTACTTGTCCGGCATAAGCTGCTGCAACTTCATAGTCTTCAACTGCATCACCATTAATATCAGCAACGCTATTGATAGACATAACTGTGACAAATGGCGAGTTTTTTGATGTTCCAAAGGTAACAAGATTTGCATTCGTATCTTTCTTAGCAGCGTATGCCTCACCAGGGATTTGCTGTAATGCAGAAAAACGGTCCTTCAAGAAGACATCAAGCGCGTTTAGCGTAGTGTCATCAGTGTATTGGCAGATAATGTGATGAAACTGCTTACTACCGATAGCGGATAATGCTGCGGAAATATCCGGCGTTACCTTATCCAATGCAATAGCAGACATCGGAAGTACCTTGTTTTGATCATAGAATCGAGAAGCCATCTTATAGATTGGGCTATCAGCACCAAAATGTGTTGCCGCATCATCTGGCAAGGTAGTTTGCGTTAAAATATTGATTGCTACATCACCGCCGGTACCGATATCACCCAGGATCAAAACTTCCTGTTGATCTTCGGCGTTATTTGCCAGTGAGTTATCAATCTCAATATAGGCACCAGGAATACGAGTATTCGCCGGAACTTCATTAAAACTAACACCGCTCATTCAGATGTCTCCTTCTTAATTGATTTTATGATAACAACGTCACCGTCTTTCAGGCGGCGAAGCCAGTATTCATCGCGTGGTTTTTCTTCACCCGCCTCATCTAGCGGATCGCGTGTTTTTGGATCCAAGACCTGAAGACCTTTTTTTGCTGGCTTGATCTTAAATGTTTGTCCTGTCATGGCTTAATCTCCATAGCTTTGATGATTTTTGTTGTAATTTGCTTCTCGAGTTCTTGCGTCCAACCGATAAATGTTCTTTCTGGCATTCTCACCTGCATTTTTCGTTTAACGCCGCCTTCCCACTGATTGGTTTTTGAGTTGAACCAACCATGCATTCTTGTTGGAAGCGTTACGGTTTCACCATCGTTATGAACCTTTGCAATCTTTCCGGCTAAACCGGCAAGGCCAACCTCAAAACCATTTTCATCAGACATTGCTTTCATCATTCTTGAGAACCCCAAGAACATGCTTAAACGAGAGTGTACTTTCCCGCTTTTTGATGCCTCATACTTGCGCTTTCTTCGTGGTTTGTATGACTTACCATAAATGTCTTTCTGTTCACGGATCTGTTCGTGGAAATAGCGCCTAGTTGTGTTGGCTAGGTCTCTATTTAGTTTTTTTCGTTCTGATGCAGGCAAATCAACGCTTTTAAGCAACTGCAGTACTTGTTCTGGCGTTGAAATGTTTTGCATCAGTTAGTCAACTCTGTGTCTTGTGTTACCGCGTCGAATTCAAGCAATTCACCAAATGATTCTGGCTCTTTGTAATTAGTCTCTATGGACATTTTCACGCCGCCAATATCCCACTTCCCTGTTTCACTTGGTACAAATTTGCAGGTCTCTTTAAACTGAATTTTGTACCCTATGTCATACTTTCCACCATCAAGCGGCTGGCAAAAAAACTGCGGTTTATCGAGTTTTTTTCCATCTCTACCTGGATCATAAATTTGCAACCATGACAGCACCAAAGCATCAAGTACGTTTGGATCCATTCGGACTGATGACATCTCAAAATTTGCGATGTACGTTCTCTCGAATCCATCCTCTTTGAATGTCATTGTTGTGGTTAACTCACCGTCTTCAGCCCAACTTTCTAATCTTTCAGGCGGCACACCATTCTTAATAAGGTGATCTGTAAGTCCTTGCAAAAAGTCCATTTCAAACCACCTTCATGGTGTAACCAGTGCTATCTGGTTTTAACTGATCAATAGCCCGTCTAAACATATCAAGCAAGTGATCCTTACGCTCTATCAATGCTTGCTGACGGTCTGCACCATCTTTCGTTGCATCAGTTGCCATCCTATTACCTATAAGATTTGATGCAGTTAGGCAAAAAACAGCTTGTTGGTAAAGTGTCGCTGCCGTTGTGTCATCACTGAATATTGTTTGTGACATAGCTTCCAGTGTTGAATAGGTAGAAACAAGCAATGACAGTTCTTTATGGATCGAAACACGATCAACTTTCATTTGTTGCAATATTGCCTCTTCTGAAAACGTGTCTTTAAAGGCAAACATTTGCTGAAAATCAGCAATCTTTAAGCTTGGGAAAAACGCGGTTGCCGGCAAATCAGAACTGTAGTTTCCAGTTGTATCACCTGTATATGTCGCCATGCTCTTTCCAAGGTTAAAGGTTAAAAAAGCGGGCTTATGGCGTCCAAAAAGACTTCAACAAAGTTCGGTCAATTTGGACACCAACACCCACGGAGGAGGTAGAAGTTAATACCAGGCTGATGTAGCTTCGTTCCACAACTTAACGTTTTTGAACTCAATAGCTGCCATTTTTCCTAGCTTCTCGATTACGTAGTCCATGTTTTGAGACTGGAAAGTATCAACACGGTCATAATCAGGGTTATCTTTTACACGACGACGCATTGTTCCATTCTGTTCGTAGATTGATAGGTTACTGAAAGATGTAACTACAATTCCGCGACCTGGGAACTTTGGTGTTTTATAGGCAGGCAACCCGCCATAAGTTCCAATGACCTGCATATCTTCGATTTTTGATTTTTCAGATGGCGTATTGCCATGATCCGAATAGAACTTAGCTTTTTCATAACCAAGTAACTCAGAACCGATAATGACTACTAAATCTTCATCATCTTCAAATTCTGTATCAATCATTTGCTTGACATCATTCACCAACAAATCAAGGTTTTTGAAGTCAGTAGCATTTGCACCACCATCAACACCTAGACCGATACGGATCTCACCAGGTGTCGTGCCTTCAGAAAGGAAGTTTTCTGCATATTGCTCACGCAACTTCTGCAACCATCCTTTTTTGACATCTTCACCTTTTGTATAGGTATTCGGATCTGTGGTTGCGGCTTCAGACTCACCGTACCAACCGATCTGAATTTTGTTCAAGGCAATCAATTTACGGATTTGCTCTGCAACGATTGATTTGAAGTTTTTCTTGTGTGCCCAGGCATCCATTTTCGCGTAAGAAAGGAATGTATCCGAGTTTGTTTGTGTACAGTTATAGTCTGTACCAGACATACTAGTAGGATCACGAGGAACACGAGGATTAGCAGATGTGTCAGTTCTGCCCATAATCATGCCGGATGCATCAAGACCAATTGCTGTACCACTTTGTTGGTCAACAGTAATCGTGTTGATCTTGTCTAGGAAGTCGATCTTTTCCTTAGTAGCCGCGATGATTTCCTGGTGTTTTGATGGTGTTACAGCAAATGTTTGTGTTACATCTTCGACACCATACTGTTTAGCCATTGCTGCAGACAATGCATTAAACTGAAGTCGGGTATTTTGATTCATTTCTTTGTTCCTTTTATGAGTTCAAATAAAGTTGACTGTTATTACAAGCAACCAGACTCTTCGTCTGCAGATGCACCATTTGCAGGTTGACGTGCAGGCTCATCTGTTTGGGCTGAGAGTTTCGTAATAAGGTCATTCACTGTCTTGTTAGATTCAGCAAACGCCTTAACTGCAGTGTTCAATGCAGTTGTCAATTCCTGCATTTCTTCTTTAGTTGCAAACTCTTTGTCACCTTTTTCAGTGGCATTTTCTTCTGTGCCATGGTTGTTATTTTGTGCAGTATCTTCTTGGTTTCCACCTGGTTTTCCTGCAGTTAATTTTTCTGTCAACTCAAGCAAAGCCTCGGTGGTCTTGCTCTGTTCTTCAGCTACTTTTGTTAGCAATGCTTGTGTTTCTTTACTCATTGATTCTTCCTCATTGGTAAGTGATAACAGTTTTTTGAAGATGTTCTTTTCTTCTTTTGAAGATCCTTCAATAACTTCATCTGTTGAGTAGAAGTTTGAATCTGGATCATTAGAAGAAAGTTTGATAATTGATGTTCCAAGGCTTGCTGGCTCATCTGTTAATGCTAGGCCGGTAAGGTAATAACGGCCTGTGTTGGCAAAGTTCGGTCGGATTTCACATGAAGTGTGAAGTTTTTGACCTGACTGGATAACAGACAACATATAAGCATTTGGCTCCAACATTGCCTGAAGTTCAGTTACGCCATTATTTTCAACAGCCTGCAACTCAAGAACAGATCCGAATTTTGTTGCAAACTTGGCATGGTCGATATTGATGCGGGCGTTGTACTTTTTCTGATCATAGTCTTCAGCCATTTGTTTGATCATTTCTGGAGTGATCTCACGCTTATCAGCAGTAAAACCAGATGTGAGAATAACCAGCCAACCAAGTTTCAACATTTCAAATTTCCTCTTATCGAAAAACTGTGTTTTATTCGTTAGGCCTTAGTATCTGACGAGCGATAAGAGATTGAAACTGAATGACTTTTTAAATCTGCATCTTAAAAGACGGACAAGAATATATAAGTGGTGTTTCGTTGCATAATTCAGGCATGGATAACGCAATCGAAGAAACGATTTTATATTCACAGGAACAGACAAAAGCACTGGCTTTATATCTGCAACAGTTGAATACACGTGAAATAGCTGACCGTATAAAGGTAGGTCAGAGAACTGTACAAATTTGGATAAACAAATTCAAGTGGAAGCAACTACGAGATGATTCACCAACTGAATTAGCAATTAGACAACGTATTGCTTACTTGCTTTGGCAGGATCCAAAATCAGATTCACAAATGCGTGAACTTGATATGTTGCTAAAGCATAACCTTGGTGATCCACAGAAAAAGAATAACAAAGCTAAGGATGGTTCAAATCGTGGTAGGCCATCTAACAAAGTTAAAAATGATGTGTCTAGCATTACTAAAGAAATGTTGGATGAGTACCGAGAAAAGACATTTTTCGAGTATCAAAAACAGGCTTGGCGTGTAAAAAACAACCCTCTTTTAAGTTGGGTACGATTCTATTTGAAGTCTCGCCAGATCGGTTTGACATACTATTTCGCGTACGAAGCTTTTGAAGATGCTGTATTGACAGGTGATAACCAGATTTTCATATCAGCATCAAAGAAACAAAGCGAGATCTTTAAAAATTACATCAAAGACTTTGCCATGGAACTCGGTGGTATAGAGTTGAAAGGAAAAGATGAGTATCAGCTTGGAAATGGTGCCACGTTGTACTTCTTGTCGACAAACTCAAGAACATCGCAAGGGTATCACGGTCATTTGTATGTTGATGAAGTTTTTTGGATCAATAAATTTGCTGAGTTGGATGATCTTGCCGGTGGTATGTCAATTCATGAGAAATGGAGAACGACTTATTTGTCGACACCATCAAGTGTTGCTCATGAGGCTTATCCGAAATGGTCTGGTACCAAAGAGCAGAATATCGACATAAGCCATAAGGCATTGAAAAAAGGTGCCATGGGTATTGATGGAATTTACAGACAAATCATCACTGTAAAAGATGCGATTGCCGGCGGCGCAAATTTCTTCAATATGAAGAAAATTGAAATGCGATACCCGATTAAAGAAGTATTCGATAGCCTGTTCATGTGTAAATTTAGAGATGACTCTAAAGCAGCATTTGCATTGAAAGAGTTGATGGCATGCAAGGTTGACACGGATAAATGGAAAGACGTAGACCTTGAAAGCAAACGGCCTGTTGGAAATACACCTGTTTGGATTGGTTATGATCCTTCAGGTATGCAAGATGAAGCTGCAATTATTGTCGCGATACCACCGACGACTTTAAAAGGTAAATTCAGACTGATTGAAAAAATTAGATTGAAAGGCGTTGTTTATGAAGACCAGGCAGATGAGATTAAAGCATTAACTGAGAAATATAACGTCACTGAAATTGCGATTGATGTGACAGGAATCGGTGGTCCTGTATGCAAGTTAGTTGAAAAATTCTTCCCGCGTGTAACGCCAATCATCTACAGCATTAATACAAAATCGAACATGGTTTATAAGGCCAAGCAAATTTTTAACGATGCAAGGGTTGAGTTTGATGCTGCGTGGGATGACTTAGTTCATGCGTTTTTGATGATTAAGCGAGTTGTTACACCGAAGAGTAACCAGGTTACATTTGCCGCGACCAGGACAAAAGAGAACTCTCACGCAGATTTAGCAATGGCTGCAATGCACTTATTCTCGCTTGAGCCAATGGATAGTTCTTTTGAAACAAAATCGACTGTTAAGGTCATTTAAAAGGAAATAATATGAGCGTAAAATTTGGCGATCCGGTATCAGTACGAAATGAAAGCATATTGGATTATGCTGAAAGTGCCTTGTTTGATGGCTACTATGAACCACCGATATCACTAGAAGGTCTTGCTCAATCAACCAGAGCAAACTCTACTCACAGTTCTGCAATATTTGCCAAGCGCAATCTTCTATTAGCGGTCATGCAAATAAAATCAAAAGATCTATTATCAAGAAAGGATTTGAAAAACTTCATTCTTGATTTCAGAACTTTTGGAAACGCTTATCTGAATATCATCAGAAATGGATTTGGAAAAATAGTCAAACTTAAACACTTGCCGGCGCTCTATATGAGACGTGAAGAGGATCTTGAATCACATTCATTCAGAACAAGCAACCAAACCGTCTACTATCCTCCAGGTACTGTTTGGTCATTCAATGAATATGATGTCACGCAAGAAATCTATGGCGTACCTGAGTGGTTCGCAACGCTAAGTGCTGTTTGGTTGAACGAAGACGCTACCCTATTTCGCAGAAAATACTACATGAATGGCGCACATTCAGGGTTCTTGCTGTATATGAACAATGCCAACTTATCCGATAAAGATGAAGAGGAAATTATAAAGGCATTGAACTCTCAAAAAGGACTAGGTAATTTCAAGAACCTGTTTATTAACGGTAAAGGAAAAGATACCGACAAAACAAAGCCTGAATTGATACCCGTTGGAAAGATAGATGCTCGAGATGAGTTCTTGAACATTAAGAACGTATCAAAGGGAGACATTCTAACCGCGCATAGAATACCGCTTGAATTGATGAGTGTTGTACAAGATGGTTTCAATACATCAACAGACTTGAATAAGGTAGACAGGATCTTCTACAAGAATGAGTTGTTGCCGATCGCGGAATCTTTAATCGAAGTAAATGATGAACTCAGAATTGACTTATTGGACATCAACGAATATCAAGCGGTTGAATAGGCTTCTAACCTTTTTGGGGTTTAAAAGTGCCAAAAAGTGTAATTAACGGTTTTTTTAAATGCAAGTAGTTGATAAATAAAGGATTTAAAATTACAAAAAAGTGTAATTATTTGTAATGAAAAATTACACTTTTTTATAAGTATATGATTTGTTTAAGTTTTTTTACTGTTTTGTTTTTAAAATAATTACACTTTTAAAGTGTAATGTGATTACAGTTTAAATACTTGATAATTACTATTAAATTACACTATTTTTTTTTAGATATTCTTTTTATAAATCATTTGGTTATGTTAAAATTTATGCTGTAAAAAGTTAAAAATTACACTTTTTATTAAACACCCATGCCGTGGAATTTTTCAATAGATTTCACCTAGCCGAAGGTATGAGAAGTTAGCCGATTTTAAAGGATGGTTTCTTATGCTTATACGCTGCCCGCTTTGTCATTCAAAAGCAAGAATAGCTGCATCAGAACAACTTACATCAAGCACAAGATACATTTACATTCAATGCTTGAATATAAGATGCTCTGGAACATTCAGGGGTTACCTTGAAATTCAAGAAATCATCAAAGCACCGGATACTGGTTCGCAACCACCTGATCCGACGAAACAACCCGAATTAGCAAACAACCCTGATCAAATGGATATTTTTGGTGAAACTACCGAATATAGGCTAGTTTCAGAGGTTGCAAACGTCTAAAAACACTTCGCTTCACCATTTCGCTCTTTTTGTAAGGACTTTTTGAGCGGAGGAGGAGGGGAGCGGAATCGAGGACGTTAGCATTGACGGGGAAAAACGCGAGATGATAAGGCTTGAAAGCCACTGTTTATAAGGGTTTCACGTATGTGGGAAACAGAGTTTGAAAAAGCGAAATGGAATGGTATAGAGTTCAACCTGCTTTCAACAGGTAAGAACCAAGGTCGCCGCCTGCAAGTTAGCGAGTACCCTGGATCTGATGAACCAGACATTGAAGACCTTGGTGCTAAGACACCAACAATAAATATTAAAGCTATTTTCGTTGGCCCTACCTCACTTAAAGAAGCAAATAACTTCATCAGCATTCTTGAATCAGAACCAAACGGAAAAATTGAACACCCATACGAAGGTGAACTTGATCTGGTTTATGAAGATAGCAGCATCAGCTATTCAACACTTGAGCAAGGTGCTGCCGTTGTCGACATAAAATTCTATAAGGCTGGAAATCCAACAGAAATTACTGACTTCTACCCTACAACCACAGATGACTTGACTAGTTCAGTTATTGAGAAGTCAGCAAATCAGTTTGTATCAGACGTCGACAATGCATCTCCAGATGAAATAAATACTATTCAGTCTGAGTTCACTAGTTTCATTTCAAGCCTTCAAAGAATTGCTGAACGTGTTCAGGCGCCTAATGATGTAATGGACCAGATCCATACTCAAGTCAAAACAGCAACATCTGCTATTTCAACCATTGCAAATGAACCTCGCACATTCTTGAATACATTCGTGGCCACACTGCAAGGTATTTCAAACGAAGTAAATGCGATCACTATTCAGGATCAAACCAATCCTGATAATCCACTATTGATTACTGTTTCACCAGAGCGTGTTGCTCAATATGAATTTAAGAATACAGAGGATAGCAGTACAAATAATCACATAAAACTTTTGGCAACAACTGCAAGTATCAACACAAACAGATATTTAATGGCCATCAATCAAAGTGGACAAGATGGTATTTATCAATACAGTGCAGATACAGTTTTACTCGAGATATCTGCATTAAATGACCGCGTGTCTTCTCGCATTGATGAGTCAACACAAAGTGCTACATATGAATCACTTGATTTACTAGATGCACTTCAACAACTCAGCGTTAATATTTCTGATCAAAAAACAAAGGTTGAACAACTGATTGAATCAATGAAAACAAAGGACCAGTTTTCACCGGTTCCACTTTTGTCTTTATCACAAGAACTTGGATCCAAAACAACAACCATGCAATCGCTAAATTCCATCACTCACCCACTATTTGTTAGTGGACAAATCAGGTGGAAAGAAGATGTCTAAACTCAATTTATTCATCAACAACGAACTGGTAAAACATACATCTTTATCAGTGACATTCAGTATTGAACAGCTTGCACACACCTTCGCTGCAACCATAAAAAAAATGAAGGTAAAGCAACCACTTCCTATTGAAATAAAACTGGACAATACAACTATTTTTAAAGGCCAGATTGATGAACGAGACAGATCAATTGACACTAGCGCAAATAAGATGTCTATTTCTGGTAGATCCTTATCAGCAAACCTCATTGATAGCCGAATTAAGATCAATGCAATCTATACGCAAAACTTACTTCAGATCCTAAAGCAGATTGTTCCTAAGTTTGGTCTTGGCGCAAAATCAGATGTAACTAAATTGCCACTAGTACCAGAGTTCCAGTTGAATGCAGAAAGCCCAATACCAGGGCTTTCACAAATTGCAAAACAACAAAAGCTTATGCTGATCGAGAGAGATGGAAACCTAGTTATTCAACAGCCTGGTCAATTCAAGGTAACTAATTTAAAACTGACAGAAGGGATTAACCTAAAAACTATCAATGTAAAGGAATCATTCGTAGACCTCTTCTACCACTATGAAGTGCAAGGTGCATGGGATGAATCCTATGCTGTTGTTAAATACGCAGGCGCTAATACCTGCAGAGAAAAAATAATCATATCGGATAAATTGCAAAACCAAGAAAGCTGCAAGCTTCGTGCAGAATATGAACGTGACCTAGCTATCGCAAAAGGACTTCATGTATCTGGAACAATACCAGGTCTTCACTCAAATATGACCGGAGAAGAATTAAACAAGTTGATCCAGGTTGATATACCAAGCGATGAAATAAATGAACAGCTTTTGATTAAGACAATAACCCTATCTGAAACAGGTACTACAAGAAATACACAGATAGAGTTTATGAGGCCATTCCATGAGTGATCGTATTGAACAAATTATCCAGCGTTTAAAGCTGATTTTCGGTACTGGAATCACGCAGCGTGCAACCACGTTTATTGTTCAGTTGAAAATGGCTACCGGTGTGGTGAATGATCGCATAAAGCGTGTACACAATTATGGATTTATGAGCCGGCCACTTGAAGGTAGTAAGGCTTATACCCTATTTGTTGCCGGAGACACCTCAAGAGGTATTGCTGTTTGCATTGAAGATGAACGCTATCAAATGGAATTACAACCAGGTGAAGTTGCCATTCTTGATAACAAAGGAAACTTAGTACATTTCACAGATCAAGGGATCAAGGTAAAAACACCATTTACGGTTGATATTGAAGCAACACAGAACGTCAATGTAACTTGTGAAAATGCCACGGTAAAAGCTACAAAAACCACTATCAATTCAGAAACAGAGATCAACGGAAAAACCACCATAAACAATGATCTTGAAGTGAATGGAAAGGCAACTGTTACTGATGTTTGTTCGGTTGGTGGACTAGCCGCTGCCGGAGGTGGTGCAGTTCAGGCTGAAGGTGGTATGGATATGATAGGCGGTGACATCACTGTCGATGGAATAGGCGTGAAAGGTCATCACCACGAAGATTCTCTTGGTAATCCAACTTCACCATCTTTGCCATAGCGAGGAAGAAATGAGCGATAACAAATTTGAGTTTTCAGCATTGTATGAGCCACTGTCAACACAAATAGGTCTAAGGCATGCCATATTGCAAAGCCTACTGAATTTCGGTAAGGCTCATGCAAACGATGATCTTGAACCTGACAAAAGCAAACGCGGATGGTGGGCAAATGAATTTCTATCTGGAGTTGACTGCAGGGACTGGACTTTAGAAAGATCAAAGCAAACTGATGAGACAAAAAGTAAAGCAATTCACTACACAAAAGTAGCACTTGATTGGCTAATAACGAATGACAATGCAAAAGCGATCGATGTCACTGCATATTACGATAAAGACTGGCTCATTCGTGTCATCACAGTAACCCTAAAAGACGGAACAAAATTTGAGGTGAAAGTATGAGTACAAAACCAAGTCTTCAAACTCTGATTGATCGCGCCAAAGCATCTATTATTCAGAAAACTAAAGCACAAAATCCTGCAACAGATGCCATTGCCGCTGCTTTAGGCGGTGGAACTTATAGTCTTTATGCCTATCAAGATTATTTAGCAAAACAACAGCACCCAAGTTCATGTGATGAAGATTGGCTATATGTCTGGGGTGCCAGATTAAAAGTAACCAGAGTTCAAGGAACCTATGCAACTGGAACAGTCGTTTTCTCAGGCCTTACGAATATCGTTAGCATACCGGCTGAAACAATCATCAAAACTCAAAGTGGTGTTGAATACGAAGTCACTGCAGAAACACAATCAGACCAACCGGTACCAGTTCAATGCCTATCTTCAGGAACAACCGGAAATATCGCTGCAGGTGTCAGTCTATTTTTGGTAACTGCGGTAACCGGTTTGGATCCAGATTCAATTACATCGAATGATATTAGCGGCGGAACAGATATTGAAGATATTTCGCACTATCGTACAAGAGTTGAAGCTGCTTATAACGAACGTTATGCCGTAGGTCGCCCTGAAGACTATAAAATTTGGGCGATTTCATCTCATCCAGATGTAGATTTCGCAAAAGTTGCAGATTGCTTCCCTGATGCTGGAAATGTAACCGTTTATATCGGACAGAAAGAAAATGATCCGGTCCTAACAGATGGCGTTAAAGATGCAGCGCAAATATTTATTGATAGTCAGCGAATTGGCGGTGTCATCGTTTATGTTCTACATATAAGCACAAATTCATTATCTGTCACTCTTGCAGATGTCAGCGATGTAACAACAAGACAAAGCATTGAACAGGCACTACAAACCTACATAAATGATCGCATGGGTGATGATGATCCTATAACACCTGGTCAACTGGTAATTGAGATCTCTAAAATAACTGAAACATTCAGTCTCATTTCACCAACAACATCTGTAACACCTGCAAAAAGTGAAGTCATTACGTTTGGAGGTGTTACATGGCAGTAGATACACAGGAATATACACTTCAAGACTACCGTAATGCCGTAGAAAAGCTTTTTCCACCTGGTAAATATTGGGAACAACCAGAGGATGATAGTGATTTGGATAACCTCTACTGGGCAATCGCTCAAGAGTGGAAAACCACAGCAGATGAACTAAAAACAAACATTTTATTTGGTGCTAATAATACGCTGTTTGGTTGGAAAATTTCAGACTATCAAAGACTATTAGATGAGAACGGTATTGATGGAACAGTATTCGATGATAAATCAATGCCAAGCTACATTTATTTCAACATCAATAACCTAGAAGACTCACTAGCAGTGTTCAACCAGGTAAATGAACTCAATCTATCTAATATACGAGTTGTATGGATGAAAACAGGCTATCTAGGCCTTATTGGAACTTGTAGAACAATGATCTACAGAAGACTAGAAGCAATAGAAGCCCCATATTCTGGAGGCATAGGATTTGAAGGGTTTTCTAGACCTATGAACTTTTTAAGATTAACCGCAACAGAGGCAACATGATATGTCAGCTATTAGTTTAATTATTACCGATGCAGGTCGTGCAGAAGTCATCAATGCAGACAATACAGGTACCGGTCCTGTTGTCTTATCACAAATTGCTTTCGGAAGTGGAACAAACGCAAGCGATCCTTCACAAACAGAACTTCAAAATGAATTTAAACGTCTAAACAGTATCAGTGGTTTAGCTGTATCTGCAGACACTATTCATGTAACCGTTCAAGACTTGACAACAGATGCATATAGTTTCAGTGAATTTGGTGTATTTACTGACAGTGGTACTCTATTTGCAGTTTACTCAGCACCAAGCGATATCATGCAAAAGTCAGCAGATGGAACACTAAATATGGCAGTTGACATTGTGCTTGGAACACTGGATGCAAAAAATCTGACGTTTGGTGATACTTCGTTTTCAAATCCACCGGCGAGTGAAACGGTTAGCGGTGTGATGAAAATCGCAACGCAACAAGATGCATCGGATCTGTCAAATGATACAAAGGCAATGACCCCTTTAAAAACCAAGCAAGCTATTGATGCTGCAAATCCACTAAGCGCAACACACAAAATCGTAACCGTTGATACCGTGGTTGCTGCTATCAAAATGATCTAAGGAACCATCATGATTAACACACCAAAAATGCTTCAAACCAAGCAAGACATTGATAATGCTATTGCCAATGCAGGCACAGCGATTGAAAAGGCGAAAATCATCGACTTTTTGAACGGCTTAATCGAGAGCGCCTATCAGTATGACTTTGATAGAAATCTTGGTGATACTGAGTCGCCAGATGGCGCGGAGCCTGATTATATCGTCGTTGAAAACACAGATATGAAAACCAATGTCACTACACGTCAGCAATTAAAGCGTGCAGAGAACACTACTGCACGACTTTTCAACCTTGGCTATCAAGTAGCTGACGTTCAATCCTTAATTATCAGCTTGGAGGCATAGCATGCAATCAGGAGATTATTCAATTATCCCAGCGATGGCCGCTGGTTTTATCAGCCTACAAGGTCAAATCGCCAAAAACGCAGATAACACACTCTCCATCCCAGAAGGTATGGTGAATATCGGCGGTAATGGCTATGGCTATATTTTGCAGGCTGATGCTGCATTTGACCCATATAATTCTGCCAATACAGATGCATCTTATTCCGGCGTAATACTTGGTGATGATATTTACATTTATGCTTGCCAAGCAGCAGGCTCACCTTATGCAAAATTGGTTTGCTCAAAAAATGCAACCTACCCTACTGGATATGATGCTACCAATTCGCGAAAGATTGGCGGCTTTCATGTCGGTCGAACCCGACCAATTGCCAACCGATTTGATACTGCTTATGTGCCAACGGTTGAAATCGTACCAAACTCTGTTTGGGATGAAGGACATAGACCTGAAAGCTTAACAGAAGGCATGGCAGAGATTGCACCTGGACTTTGGGCATCTATTTATCTTTTAAGCGTGGTATCTGGCACTTGGCCTGACGTTAGGTTTGGCAGCGTGTATGGCGCAACACCTGTACGCTCAGCTGGTGGATATTGCGAAGCTGACTTGAATAAAGGGCTGCGTGCCAGCGGCTACTTTGAGCCGACTTATGACGATTGGAAAATCGGCGCTTATGGCGCACCACAAGGTAATGATGGTGATAATACATTGGCATGGTCAATGACATCGAACACCGGTCCATGCACTACCGGTTATGTTGAAAAGGCAGTCTCCTGCCAAAACATAGTCGATACCTCTGGCAACCTTTGGGAAAGACTTTGCCATAACTTCGACCAGGTTGGCACCTACAACTGGGATACCAGTGTTGTTAATACTGGTCAAGATGCTGCTTATGGCCGTGGCGCTGTTTACCACTCCGCTTGGCGCTACGCTCTCGCTGGCGGCAATTGGAATGAGGGTGCTCGCTGCGGCTCCGCTTGTCTCTACTTGAATGCCGGTGCCTGGTCTACCGCTGGCTATGTTGGTGTGCGCGGCTTCAGTCGATCCCGTCGCGCATGATGCCATCTCAAGACGGCCACGGCAGTGGTCGTCATCAAATTTCAAGAAATAGCCAAGACTTAATTACTAGGTCTTTGGCGAAAAGATTAATCACCAAAACCCTACCCATGCTGGACAGAGTGCATCGCGCTCAAAGGTATCGGTACGTGTCAAGATTAGAAGGAGTGATGCATGAAGTTTTAAAACTATCAATAGAAGCGCCGAGAGCAAAGACCATCACCAAGTGCGCAGCACTGGTTGATAGCATTGATTTACTGCATGATATGCTTGAGATTGGCGCAGCTAATAAGTTGATAAAAGGCGGCTATATAGCATCTATCATGCAACCAAAATCAGATGAACATCCGGGTGGTGAATTATGGCAGTTAGCCGCTATATCAAGGTCTATGCTTAACAAGGCAAAAACGAAGAAATAGGATGGTATGGGTTTCGTAAGCTACGCTATCGCTGGCGGCAATTGGAATGAGGGTGCTCACTGCGGCTCCGCTTGTCTCAACTTGAATGCCAATGCCTGGAATACCAATGGCAATGTTGGTGTGCGCGGCTTCAGTGATGCATTATCTAATAGAGAGAGTCTTGTTTTACAGGCTACCTAGAATCCTATGGATCAGCCATGCCATCCTGGCCACATGGTCAAATATCAAAAACCGATAGCGTACCGCATGTACCACACAAGCCGTGCGCTATTACAGAGCAATAAAATGACACTTATCGAACAAATAGCCGACTGGGATAACCTACTACTCGCCTACCAAAAAGCCAGAAAAGGAAAATCCGGCATCAATGAAGTAGAAAGATTTGGCGCCAACCTTTGGCTTAATCTCGGTAATATCCAGCTACACCTATTAAGCGGCACTTACCAGATAGGCACATACCGAGAGTTCGTAGTTTACGAACCCAAGAAAAGACAAATACTCGCTGCACCTTTTAGGGATAGAGTAGTTCAACATGCCATGCTCAATATTCTTGAAGCACAATGGGATAAAAGACTGATTGATGACACCTACGCCTGCCGAAAAGGAAAAGGCACACACCAGGCGGCAACCCGCATTCAACACTGGCTGAAAGGCATGGCAAAAAACCAATCGCTTGAAAACATCTGGATAGTTAAAACCGACTACAGCAAATACTTTCAAAGCCTGAATCATGACATACTGAAACAAGTAGCAGCAAAAGGCATCGACTGCCAACTTACGCTAAAAGCAATATTTAACATCATAGACAGCGTGCCATCACCCGGCATGCCGGTTGGCAACCTGCTATCACAATGGTTGGCGAATCTAGTCGGAAATATCATTGACCAACACGTAAAGCGCAATTTACGAGTGAAACGCTACTTGAGATACATGGACGACTGCGTGGCAATATTTGGCTCAAAGATAGAAGCGCAACTCTACTTTGCCGAACTCTCAAAACTCAGCGAAAGTCTTGAGCTTAAATTCTCAAAAGTCAGCATACATAGAGCAACACAAGGCGTGAATATGGTTGGCTATCGCATCTGGCCAACCCATAAGCTACTGAGAAAACGCGCAATAGTACAGTTCAAACGCGACATCAAGTTCATCAAAAAGCACTACCAGAACCCAGAGCAACAAGCTAAACAAATCAATAAGCGCACCAAAGCGTTTATTGCTCATTCTAAACATGCGGATGGCGCAAGACTACTTAATAAGCTTGTAAACTCTAGTTTTAACAAAGCCATTTAAAAACTTATTAAATTGATAAAAATCAAATATTTATAAAGAATTAACTTAACAGTTAAACAGGTGCCAACATGACACAACAAACAGACAACGAACAACCAAAAAGCCCACGGATGGAAAGGCACGTGCAAACTATCCTTGTCAGCATCATTACAGCCGCAATTTTGTGGTCTGCAGTCAAACTCACTTCATATCAAGAACTATTCGGAAGACTTGATGAGCGTATTATCGCACTCAGTAATAAGCTTGATGATGTCGTCAAAATGCGAAACGATGTCGAAAGCCTAAAGGTGCGCGTTTCAATCCTTGAATCAAACAAGAAAGAACACCGGTGATGGACGAGGTACTCGACAGCGTAACCCAGCATGAAGGCTTTAGAGAAAAGCCATACATTGACCCTTTGGTCATGCGCGAGATTCCACATACCGAAAAGGTAATCATACTCAAATGGTTTGACCGTCTGAAAATCACTTTCGGCTATGGCATGACATTCATCACCGAAGAACAAGCAAGAATGTGTACGGCCATGATGCTGTACGATATCCGTCATGAGTTAGCCAGACGGAAGTCTTTTTTCACTTCCATGCCAATCAAAGCCCAGGACATTTTTGTCGAGATGGCATATCAGATGGGAATTGAAGATTTGATGGACTTCAAAAATACATGGCGTTATGCAGAACTTGGCCAGTGGGAAAATGCAGCCAATGAAATGCTTGATTCAAAGTGGGCTAGAGAGCAAACACCAGATCGAGCAAAGCAACTATCAGACAAACTTGCAGCACTTGGAGAAGACAATGCCTGACGAAACATTAACACAAGGACCACTTCGTCCACTGCCATCAGAGCAACCAAAAATACCGGCGTTTCCGGCAACCTATTGGGTACACCGTCGCGCACTAGCATACGCAAGCCTTGCTTTTGGTGCTATATATGCCATAGCTTGCCTTCTGGTGTACCACTTCACCACGGTGAAAGACTTCCCATTCGTAGGGGTTTCCGTCATTCTTTACCTGTTTCTTTTGGTGCCGATCATCATCTACATGACCGGCGCGAACCGTGAAGATCTCACCAAGATTCAGGGCATTATTGAGATTTTGAAAAAATGATTATTGAATGGTTAAAAGCCCGAGCAAAAATAATCGGCGGTATCGCCTTAATAATCGCCATTACACTGGCAGCACTGAAAATCTACCAGGTTGGGTATAGCAGCGGTTTTGATGCCAGAGACAAAACTGCCAAAGAAGACCAAATCAAAGAGCAAAAAGAAAAGCTGGCCAGCATCAAAAATGCCATTGACCAGGCAAACGAAATTAACCAGCAAAACAATGAGATCTCACAGCAATTTTGGGCAGATAGGCAAGCAGAAAAGCCACAAGCTCAAGCCATAGAACAAAAGGTGACAAAGTATGTTGAAGACAAAGCAAAACAAACTCCAAAAGCTGGCGATTGCAATACTGGTGACATCAGCACTGACGAGCTGCGCATCCTCCAAGACCTTACCAGATTCGCAAACGGAACAAAAACTGCAGATGATGCAAAACCAGGTGGATAATTCATGGCTGTTGCCATGTGCGGATCTGCCAATGCCAAACAGCACAAAAGACACCGACCACCTGCTATGGAAAAAGGCAGTTATCCTTGAGTATAAGGATTGCCGCACTAGGCATAACGCCCTGATAAAGACCTACAAAAAGCCTCAATAATAGGCTTTTTTATTGGCACCAATTTGTTTTCGTTCCGCCTTCGTATGCTACTGCAAGCTTTCTCTGCAGTAGTTCTTCAGCAAGACTTTTTCCGTCGACATAAACATCGGCTACCAGGCGAAAGTATTTTCCACGCATGATGTTCTTCAACTCGATTACCTTTGCCGATCTAAGCTGACTAACGGTGAACTGTTTTGCTTGTCTTGCAAGATCCTTTTCAAACTGACATTTCCCTCTCATTTCCGGCGTATCGGCGCCATTCAATCTGATTGGAATATGGTGGCCAACGACTGCAGGCCAACCATTGATATTTACACGAAATGTATCACCGTCATAAATGCTTGTAACTTCACTTACCATGGCACTTCCATAAGTTTTTTCAGTGGCAAACGAACCCACTGAAATAACCATTAAAGCCATGGCTAAAAGTAAGCGCATTAGAAATGCCCAGCCTGGTAGTTTATATGCACTGCACTTGGTGAATATCTTGCAACACCTATAGGGAGCCAAATTTCTTTTCCAGTAGGTGTTTTATTTGGAGAAATCATAGTCGCTGAAACTCGAATACTAAACCCTTTGTCATCAGGTGACTGTCCTATTTTGACAAGATACTTTATCGAATTCTTAGCAATACTAAGAATCATATCTCTATCAAACATCATCCTATCAACCATGTACTCTTTACGATGGTCTGGAATGACATTCAACCTTATCACTAGCAAATTGTCTTTTAGCTTATCCATGTCGATTGATACCTTATCAACCCGACCTTTCATATAACTCATGTCTTTAGGCAAAGAGTTTTTCAATACTGCATTCAAGTCTATACCAGCAGTTTCAAGATACGCTTGCTTAACCGTATCATTAGATACGGCGTTTTTCTGTGACTGTTCATCTTCGGAAACCGATGCAACTGCAAACATCAACATAAAGAACAGTGCTAATAAAAAAAAGATGATGGCAACAGTAACCCACTGCGCTTTTCTACTCATATTTGTCGCCCTTGGTATAAATTTTGTTAATAAAAAGTTGGCAAAGTGTCTAAATTGCTATTGCAGAGTTTCTCGTTGACCCATAGCCATAATCTCAAGCCGTTTGCTCCGACGTAGACAAATCCCGCAGCTTTTTCTCTTCAGGTTTTATCTGGTCACTACCAGTATTTTCAGGCATATCATCCAGCATCAAATACATGGTGTACTCAGGGAATGACTCGCAAACTTTTTTGACGGCATCAAATGCCGGCTGTCTATCGCTATTTTCGTAATTGATGATGCTTCTTTTTGGAATACCAGTCTTTTCAGCCAGTTCACTTTGAGATAAGTTTTCGGCTTCTCGTATCAATTTCAGCTTTTCATTAAATTTTTTGTTTGACATCCTGTTACCTCTTTCGGTAATATCTAAAACAGTTACCGCATACGGTAATAATTTAATGGAGCCGAACCCATGAATATTTCTACCACTCACACACAGAACAACTGCAAAACAGCCATTCAAAGCATGGTTAATGGTTTTTTACGTGTGGGAAAACAAAAGACTTCCGCAATCGCTGCAGACCCGCTAGGAACGGATCTAAGGTGTGAGAATGAAGTCCACTGCTTTCTGTTTGCGAATGCTTTTTCTCCAACGATTTTGGCATTCTCAATCTACTTGGTATTGGGTTCGGCTCCAGTTTCCAAAAAAGTAGTGGGCTTCATTGTCACACTTTTTTTCTAGTTTCGTCAATGCATAAGGGGCTGTCATGTCACAACAAATACTGTCAATTCATGCCATCGAATCTCACCTTGAGATGCTGAAGAACAAGCAATCAGAACTGAAAAACATCAAATTCTCTGATCTACGCGATCTAAACCAAGCTTTACCAATCATTGCAGATTTGTATGACCTAACAGGTCAAATCAAAGCGTTCAATGCCATCTTAAATGGCATACCAACTATTCAGGAGTAAGCCATGCGCCATGAAATTTCCTACATTGTCGACGGCGATTTAAAAGATAGATATGAACCTAAAGCAAACCCGCTTTCATGCTTTAAAGATCAGTGTGATATGCGCCGCCATTCTTACCAAGAAAGCATCAACTATCGTGCGTTTAGCGATAAAAACGATCATTCATTCAATCTTTGGTCAGAACTGTTGGAGTTTTTAAACGGTGATTCTGATGGCGAGAAGATCCATACCATCAGAGGCTATGTTTTCGGCAACCGCCGGAATGTTTTTGTCGAGTTAAAAGCAATAGAAGAATAAAACAATGCAATCAAACCAATACCATCCAATTGACTATGATTCGGTTGTCGATCGCTTAATTACTGATTTCAGTTTCAAGCGTTCTGGCAAACACCTTTCACAAGGGCGATGCCCTGAATGCGGTAAAAAAGAACTTCATACCCACGTTGAAAAACCATTTTCTATCAAATGCAATCGCATCAATAACTGTGGATATGAAGAAACGATCAAGGATCTATACCCTGATCTGTTCGAGCATTTCACCAAGAAATACCCGCCGACTGCAGATGACCAAAACATCACCGCTAAACAATATCTAAGCATTGCACGTGGGTTTGATGTCTCTAAGCTTGAAGGATGGTTCGAGCAAGGTTTGATGTTGCATGATAAAACCCATGTCACTACAGCCACGGTAAAGTTTTGGCTAGACAAAAAGAAAACTGTGTCCTGGGAACGTTTGATCGATTACACAGATGCAGACAATTTCGATAAAAAAGCCCACTTTAAAGGATCATATAGCGGCCTTTATTGGGAACCTCCAACACAAAAGCACATCGACCCTGAACGTCCACTCTATTTGGTTGAAGGCATTTTCGATGCAATCGCATTATGGTTCTGCGGTGTCCAGGTTGTCAGCATTATGTCATCGAATAACTGGCCAGAAGAACTGACAAAAAAACTTAAGTCAAACCAGATTGTCATATGGGCATTGGACAATAACAAAGCCGGCATCAATGCCGCCAAGAAATTCCACAAGACCAGTACAGAACGCGGTTATCAATCATTCATTGCCATACCGGACAACACAAAGGACTGGAACGATATTTACAAAATTCGCGGTGAAGATGGCATGCACGATGTCATGGATAAAGCCCTATGGAATGGCGCGGCAATCCAAGCGCCGACAGCCGGTGACACCGCCGCCATCTATGTCGCACAAACCCGTAGGCCTTACCGCATATTCCAAAAGAACAATGCCTATTTTGAAGCCAAATACAGCCGCAATAAGCTGGAAAAAGACGTAGGCGACAAAGACGACCCTGAAATGCTTAACAGCTACTTTAACCGAGACACGCTTGAAGTGCTGATGGACGATAAATTTCTAAGCCAGATCAGAAGCGCGATCTCAATCGAGAAGCTATCCAACTGCGTGGCAAAGTTTGAATACCAACAGGTTGACCAATACAACGACCAGGACAGATTGAACTATTTCGAGATCTCATACGAGAACGGATCGCCAAAGTCTACCATCAGCATTCCTGGTACCGCCCTTGCGGATGCCGGATCATTCAACCAGGCACTATTGCGCCATACACCTGGTGCGCGTTTTACCGGTGGCAAGGCTCATATAGAACACCTACATGAAAAGGTCTGGTTTTATAAGCCGGCCAAAGAGGTTAAAACTCTAAATTTCATCGGCTACGACAAGATCAGTGGCACCTATGTCTATAACGACACGGCATTCCTAAACGGCAAACGCGAACAGATCAATAAGCAAGGTTTCTTCGATATCAACCGCACCACAGCAATCAAAACAGTCAATAAGGACACTCGCCTTAAAATATCAAATAGGTTCAATGCCAATACCTTCCTAAACCACTTTCAAGGTGCATACGGTGAACGTGGTCTGCTTGTTTTAGCCTGGTGGGTTGGATCCTTATTTGCAGAACAGCTTCGTGATCACTTCCAGGGCTATCCATTCTTTGAACTGCAGGGTCAGGCATCATCAGGTAAGTCGACATTAATCAAGATCCTATGGAAGCTATATGGCCGCTCTGACTATGAAGGGTTTAACCCGCTTAACTCATCATTCAGTGCTATCGACCGTAACTTTGCCAAAGTATCAAACCTACCGGTTGTCTTGATCGAGTCAGATGCCAACGATGACCAGCGCAACGGCAAGAAATTCAACTGGGAACACATGAAAAACGCCTATACCGGTGAACCTCTCAAAGAACGTGGTATTCAGAACGGCGGGAATGAAACGGTATTCAATCCATTCAGGGGAACCCTAATGGCAGCACAAAACACAGCGATTGAAGGCTCAGAAGCTATCCTATCGCGTTTCATTCACCTACCGCTTGACAGAACACATCATCTACCAGGTGGTAAAGACCATGCAGAGGCTTTGGCTAGAACTGACGTTGAGGACCTATCCGGATTCTTGCCATTCATGCTGCAGCATGAGAAAGCCTTTGTTGCAAAGATAATCGAGCGCACACCGGTTTACTACAAAGACATGGATGGCCTGAAACTGCGCATCGATAGGATCCGTGACAACCACGCCATGCTTGCAGCTATATTGGAGACATTGGCAACTATCTTGCCGATAGACAAAGACCTAATCCCTGCCGCCTACTCACTCATTCGACAACGTGCGGTGCAACGTCAGCTTGATACCCAGGTCGATCACCCTGCTGTGCATGCCATGTGGGACATTTATGAATTTCTCAATATCAAGGAAGACAGCAACGATTATGGCGGCGTGAAGCAATTCATCAACCACAGTAAGAACACAGACACCATTGCCATCAACCTGGTTCATTTTGAGCGCGTCTGTAGAGATCAAGGTGTCAAAGCACCTGACATCACAGAACTAAAGCGTCACATCAAGCAATCTCACAGACACAAATTCAAGGAATACGCAGTGGTTAATTCAGGCATACAGGAAGGCAAAAGCGTCCGCTGTTACATATTTGAGGAGAAGAAATGATGAAACAAGGTGATCTATTCGGAACTAAGCCAAAAGCACCCTATTTGAAGCGTATGACGGTTATTGATGCCGGTGAGGTTCATGGTGTTAATAGCGTCCGTTATCAGTGTTTTTGCTGCAACCTTGAAACTAGCTGGATGGTAGAGAAAACCATCACTAAAGCAAAGCGAGGTATTCCATGCCTACAGTGCAACCAAGACAAACTCAGAATCCTGCACTTGAACCTAAAAGAACAATGGTGGAATGAGATCAATTCCGGCATCAAAACACTTGAGTACAGACTAAGAAATCAATACTGGTTTAAACGACTGGTAGGTAAGCAATACGACTTTGTTTTCGTAAAGCTTGGCTACCCATCAAAAACACAGATTGACAGGATCATAGTGTTTGTCTGGAATGGCTACTTTCCAATGATAGTAAAACACCCAGAGTTCGATGGAAAACAAGAAGTCTATGCCATCGATCTAACTGAAAGAGTTTGGGGAATCTAACTTAATAAAACATCCATAAACAATGCGAGGTAGAAGTAAATGAACCCACAAACCTATGACGACAAACTGGCAGATAGAGCGCGCCGTCTTGAAGAACTGGCTGATGATGAAAACGACATCATCAAAGACTTTCTGGATGAGGCGGTAAGCCTGAATCTTATCGGCCTTGTTCAATTCGCAAAATTAACCGAACTACTTGAATCAAAAAAAGGAGTAACACATGGCAACAAGAAAGATTAACGACCTAGCAGTGGCGATCGAGACTTATAAGGATCCGCAAACAGGGCTGGATAAAAACAAGTACCTGAATATCGGCGTAGAGATGGAAACCGATGACGGTGGCCGTTTCATTATCCTTGAATCTCATATCAACCTGGCAGCATTACCACGTAAACCAGGTAAGTCCGGCGTGATGGTTTCAAAATATCCGGTTGACGGCCGTAACGATAACAACGGCCAACAGCAAACACCACCACAGCAACATTCTCCGCAAACACAAACATACGTGTGGCCACACAATAACCAACCGATGACACCGCAAGAAGTCAGCCGGTACCAAAACCAACAAATCAACCCACCGCTATTTCACAACGATCAATGGTCATGGTCAGACGGCCAACAAATGACACCAAACGAAATAGCACACTTTTCAGCGCAACAACCGCGCTAACCAAGCCTGGTAGATAAGGAGCAAATCATGCAGCTAGTAGAAGCAGTAATTAGAAAGGATGGTATTCAACTGACCATACCAACTGACTATTTGAAGCGTCAATTTTTTGCCGGAGTAACAACAAATGATAGAGCAATTATCACTGATGAAAATGACATGCTTCATTATTTTTGCAAGCAATTTGAAAACTTTGATGATGATGCAAAGTTTGGACGATTTATTGACTCTGTTTGTTCAGAAGCAATAAACAATGGCGAAACATTCTTAGAGCCGGTAGAGGAATAGACCATGATCGACCTACTTCAATATTTAGGCGCACTCTGCGCCATCATTGGATCCATTTGGTTGACTCACAAGCTACCAGGATTCACCTATGGATGGGTGGCCTTTCTACTCGCTAGTGTGTCGATGGCAATTTTCTTTTTATACAAAGAACTCTACCCTGCTTTCATCATGGAACTGGTCTTTGTCTATTCAAACCTTGTCGGCATCAAGACATGGATATTCAAGAAGGCCTGATCGATGTCGAATAGCTTCCTTGTGTCATTTGATGATTTGCAGATCTGGACGGGCTACAATAGAAAAGCAGACATCATTAATTGGCTTGAAAATAAGCATATACCCTATGAGGTTGCGTTTAATGGAGAGCCGATAACGACACATCAAGCTATAAACAAAGCATTGCTAGGAGAGCCGAACCATGAGCAATGGAACTTCGATACGGTGCAAGCGCGCACCTAAATACTGTTATTTTAGAAAAGGTCGCTGGGTTTATTACCCTTCTATACCTGGACAACCACGAAAAGAAATAACGCTTCAAAAAAATAAAAAACCTCTACGAGAAGACACTCCGTGTCATGTCCTTCATGAAATGATTCATGAAATGTTAGAGGCGCCATCAAAGACTATTCAAATTCTTTTAGATAAATACTTGAACAGCACACACGTTCAAGGATTATCTCAATCAACAAGGGATGGATATAGTTTCTATTACAAAACAATTACTGAAATGAAAATGTCAAATGGTAAAACATTTGGTGAGATGCCTTTCGGAATCGTTACACCCGGGACAATAAGAACTTATCTTGATATTAGGGTTTCACAAGGTGTCACAACTGGTGCAAATAGAGAAGTTGAATTACTTAGCGCTGCTTATAATTGGGCATACGAAAGAGACATTGCAACAAAAAACCCATGTGAAGGCGTTCGCCATAACTCTGAAAAACCACGTGAAAAATATATTGAAGATGATGAATATGAAGCCTTGCTTGAAGTTACTGAAGGAAAGCCGCTCAATATTGCTGCAGAGATTACCTATCTATGTCGAGCAAGGGGATTTGAGGCCTGGGATATAACGCTAGATAAAATAGATGACAATAAAGGGATATTCATTCAAAGGACTAAAGGATCTTTGCCAGAATGGACAACATGGACACCACGACTTCGATCAGTCATTGATAAAGCACTGAAGCTTAGAAAGAAAACACAGTCTGAATTGAAGCGCAAAGGTAAAGCCGTTCCATTAAATAATCATCTATTGATCTCACAGGATGGGTTGCCATTCAATAAAAGTTCAAGGTCATCTGCATGGCGATCAGCGTATGCAAAATTAGTAAAACTTGGAAAAGCGAGTAAGGATCCAGATAAACGGTTCACGTTTCATGATATTAAGGCAAAAGGTGTGAGTGATCATGCGCTGAATGAATCAGGCCATAAATCAGAAAAAGCAAAGGCCGTTTATATGCGAAAAGTGAAAGAGGTTGAAGCTACAAAATAG